CTGTGCAAACTCATTTAATTCTTTTGTTTGCAAGTCACGTATAATAGATTCCATATACTTTGTGCGTTTGCTTACGCCATATGGGTCTTGTGAATATGCTTTTAAATCAAAAGAACGATCTGCAATACCGTTAACTACAATATCCACAAATTTAGATAATATAGGTACTGGCTTCCAGTCAAGGTTTAAGTAAGACAAATCACCATTTACAGATAACTCATCTTTATATTTCTGAACGCTTTGCTCACCACGCGCATACAATCTCAGGTTATGAAACGTATTTTGGTTGCTTCTGAAACGAGTAGTACCCGAATTACTCGAGAACCATTCGTTTTGAATAGCTCTACCTACTTGCAACCCATACTCCTGCGACATCTTTTCAGCATCGCTAGCTATTTGGCTGGGGAAAGCGCTATTTGAAACCGACTTAACCATAAATTATTTTATTATTTCTGAACTCAAACCCTCTTGACGGAATTTTGAAATCTTTATATTCAACTTTGTTCTTTCTAATTTACCTACTGGCCTATACAACTCTTTGTTACATGCCATTATTGCTAAGCCTGAACTTATCGCGGCATCATATTTAGTACGTTTGTTTATATCAAACTTAGACCAGTCATTCAGTGTTTCGTTAAAGTACATGTTGCCATACTGCCCGTCTTCCATTAAACCTACGTACTTATCTACGTACATTTCAATTGCGGCAGCGTGTGCTTGTTTCATATCCTCGCTCGAGTTAGGAACACCACCAATTTCTTTTTCCGTTACTGATAGCTTGTTCCAAAGTCTATCCGGTCGGTTCATAGAGTATCCTCTGTAACCGCGGCGCTTAAAATGATAAAGCAACCTAGGTTTGTTATTCTCTGCTAGTATAGGCATACCGTAAAAAATACAGGCCATTAATACATCTTCAAAAAATATTTCAGCGGTTTGTGGTCTGGCTATATATTCAAGGAAGAATGAACTTGGCGGTGCATCTTCCATAGTAAACTTAGTGAGCCCGTGTAAAGCTCCTTTTGAACCTTTGCCGTCGGTAGTTCCCGATATGTCGTAACTATCGCAACCAAATGCGCCGACGTGTTCATTGCCCGGGTATTTAACACCATTTTTTGTGATTTGCCTGTTCTGAAGTTCAGCTCCTGGTATCCAGGACACTTTAAATCTTCCCTGAGGAGTTGGCATAAACACAACTTTTGTATCTTTCACACCGTTAACCCACTGAAAATTGCCAGTGGTTACAACATTAGTATTACGCAGATCTTCATTATAATCAACCTGTTCGTATATTTTTGCAAGATTAAACAAGCTATTTTTTGTTTCATCTCTAAACGCGTGTTCTTCTGTACGTGGAAACTGACGGTAATATTCGTTCAAACCGTCTTGGTCTTGCTTAAGACCTTCAACTTCATTGTTCCAATAATCTATAACCCCTTGTTCAATAGTGTCCCCAAAAGGATCTAACACTTTTTCTTCAGGGGTATTAAATACTGGTTGTCCATACTGATCAATAAATCCTTCGTAGTTCCACTCCATCGGTATAAAGAGTGAATATAACCCGGATTTTGTTTGACCATTCGAGTTTCTTTTACTTACGTCAGAGTCATTATATAACTTCTTGAAGTTCTCGCCTCCTTTATCTAATGAATTCGATGTTGAACCCATTAAACATTTGCCTATAATTCTAGCTCCCAAACGTAACGTAGTTTTTGTAACTCGCCAGTTGTTTAATATGTTATCCGGTCTTTCCCATTTACCACTCTCATCATGCACTAAAAGCTTTAGCTTCTCCCCATCATAAGAGTTGTCTCCCGTATTCTTCCAGTCAATAGTTGTATCAAGACCCTCAAGCTCTATTTGCTTTTCCTTTGCCTGAATCGATTTACGGGTTAGCTTAGAAGCAGGAACCCTATATGCCAGTTCAGTCTTCGGTCTATCCATACCATCTTGTATAGGTTTGAAGAAAAACGGGTAGTTAACGGATATCGGTACAACTTTATCGGTAAACATTTTTTTGGCATCACTACCTGACTTTGATAGTATACCAAATCTGGCATCACTGGAGATGGTCGCCAAGTTGACTGTTTCTCCTGAAGCCATAAATGAGAATCCACTCCGTCTGTTCTTAAGATAGCACATTCCGTAGCTTCTTGTATCGGCTTTACAGGCTTCCCAAAATATAAAGAAGAGTCTGTTTGCTTCACGGTAGTCGGGATTACCGACATCAATCTTACTCCACTGCAAGTACATGTAATGAGTCCCAGTGATATAAGTAGGAGTCCCCTTGTTATAAAACCAGTAACCGCCATCACGCCTGTTGAATTCTTCATCAATGTATCCCTCCCAATTGCTCTTAAACTCATCTGGATAGGTTTGCCAATCGAATATACTCTTGATTCTTTTAAGCTCCTTAGGATACTCCTGAACAGCCCATTTATCTAAGCCTTTAGTTAATCCTTTCGGTGCTGGCGGCAATGCTATACACAAGTTTTGCACTTCTAGTATTTGCCCTATCTGCCCAGTCTTACTGATAACAACTATATCGTGTTCCTTGTTGTAACCATATTTCCAAGACTTGGATCTATTTAATCTGCTGATTGTTGTAAGCTTTACAGGCTCAACAACTTTTACTAGACTCTGCTCGTACATTACCTAGATCTTTTTTCAGCAAACCCTGAGAATGTTTTCTTTTCTTTTTCTTCTTTCGGTTTGTTCTCAAGTATGCGTTCTTCCTCTTCGATGCGAGTAAGTATTTCAAACGCGTCAAAGATTGCCAGCTTTTTAGTCGCAGCAGCATTTTTTAAGCGGTCAGCAGAAACATCATCTTCCGTATTGGTAATGATTTTTTCTTGCGCAACCTTTATAAGTTCCTCAACTGCTTTGCGACCAGCTAGGATTATATTCTTTTTCGCTTGCTTGGTGTCCATACTTGATTGTAATTCGATTTGCGGGAACACGGTAAACCTTCTCCCCTTCAATATTAAATTCGTATTCTGTACCAGGTGTGAACCCTATAAGCTCTCCACTTTCAAACCCTTCGTAAGCGTATTTAACTTTTCCTATCAAAGGAAGTTCGTTATGTTCGGAAAACATACGCTCGTCTAACATAGGCTTAACGAATATGAAACCCGCTACAGGTTTCCATTCTCCATCACGTTTAAACGCATATATCTGATCAGGGTATACGAAGTACTTATCTTCTTCGTAATATGAGCGGCTGTTCTTTTCAGCGCCTCTTACATCTCTAAATCTTCTAAAGACGTTATGATGAACAATAACTTCATCACCAGGAAGCAACCCTAAATCGTTTACTTTGGGTATAGCTTTGACTACTCCGTGTCTGCTAGTATAAAGATGGTTTTGTAATTCTGTATTTAACAACAGCGTTACACCATTTATTTCTTTTTCTGATGTGGTTCTCTTAGCATACGGAGATACCATAAAGTTGTATATGCTTTGCATTACCACTTAAGATCATATTCGATAGAGATAGCCATGTTCTTGTTAAAGTCTTTCCACGGCATTACCAAATCTCCTTTTTGAATATAGACAGAGTACTTATCTTCCTCTTCTAATATGTTAACTATGGTATGACCGCCATACACTTCCTGTCCAACAGAATAGTGCATGGCGTCATTTTTATAGTCCTTGCCGATACTAAGCTTCCTTATTATCTGCATCATTAGGAGTGATAGCCCCATCTTGTAAGTTGATACTTACGTCTCCATAAGTTTTTTCTAGATCAGCTTGTACTTCAGCTAGCTTAGTGCGCAATGCTTTAACATTATCCATAAGCTCGTTCTTTTGCATTTCCGATGCACCAATTTGCATTTGAATCTGCTGTAGAGCGTTAACGTACTTTTGTACTTCAGTTAGCTCGTCTGCTGTGATTGCTTTAGCAACCGCTTCTTTCTTCTTTCCCATTTGATTTAATTTAATTGTTTTATTTTAAAATTAGCAGTTCCACTTACGGCGTGCTGCTTTACCACGTTCACTTGTCCAGCTTTTAGAGCGTGCGCAAAATGATTTACGACGCTTTGCAGCTTTACTTCCAGGCTTCAACTTTGAAGGCGGAGTAGTTACCGCTGTCTGCAATTTACTACCTGGATTGTCTTTTTTATACTTTTCGACGCCTTTTTTTGTCATTCCACCCCCAGCATCTCCACCAGTACCGCCGCCTTTCTTGACTGCAGCATAGTTTCCTTCTGATTTTTTACGCGATGGTGCGTCGCCTTTTTTCTTAAAAGGTGAGTTGTTTTGTACGTATGCCATGCTATTTACCTTTAAAGTATCCTTTTTTCATTGGTGAAGAGTTCTTAATGCCTACGTTTTGATTGTAGCGCATTTGAAGACCACTACCTGGTACTTCGCGTTCAAACTCATTTTCAGGCTTAATCTCATAACCTGTTCTATTTTCAATCAAATCAGCTGCATCATCACCACGTGCAGTGCCTAAATACTTATTGTCAAGAGTTTTAAACTGACGAACATTTTCATTACCACCTTGTTCATATTGTGCTAAAGATCTATCTACTCCACCAGCTTTTGAGGCTTCTTGTTGAGCTTTACTAAGCCCACGGCTTGCAGCGTAATTTTGGCTGTATTGTGCAAATTTTTCTGCGCCGCTGCCTGTAGCACCACCTGTTTTTTCGTTTAGTGCATCAAACGTACTTACAATTTTATCTTTAGAAACATTGCCCTTCATAAAATCGCGACGCTCTTTATAGTTACCAAATAAACCAGATTT